GCTGTTTTTTTGCGAGGCCAAAATGCAAGTGCTATTTTCTGGAGAGTGAAGTTTGATTTGAATATGCGCAATAGCGCTATTACACACCAAAAAACAAACAGGAGGGTAGATCATGATTCTTTTTCGCACGGCAGAGGCAGCAAAATATCTAAATCTCAAAAAAGCAACCCTGGAAGCCTGGCGATGCCGGGGCGGTGGACCCGCTTTTATCCGATACGGCGGCAAGGGGGCGGCTGTCCGTTACTCCAAAGAAGCCCTTGACGAGTATATCGAGGGGCATATGTGGAACAACAACAGTCAGGAAAAGAACAAGAAAAAGGGATCGTAACACGATATGGAGCGGCTGCTTGCCATCATAAAAGAGCTAATAACCCGTAAATTTTACGGAATTCTTGAAATTAAATTTGAAAATGGTATAATAGTGCATCTCCGAAAGACGGAGAACATAAAACCATAACGTAGCGACACACACGCTATCGAAACAATCGAGGCGAGTTGACCCTATTCGTAGGGCAGCTCGCCTTTTTTATTTGGTGCATCACATGGGCGCAGGAAGAAAAGTCATTCCGATTGAAATCAAAAAGGCAAAGGGCACGCACAGGCCCCACCGCGACAAGATTGTCCCTCCTCCGTCGGACAAAAAGCCGACCCCCCCGTCATGGCTCAATAAACGGGCAAAACAGATTTTTCGCCACCTGGTCGAACATCGCCTGTCTGATATCGGCATGGCCTCTCGTACCTACACGGAGGGGATCGCCCTACTTGCCAGCCGCCAGGAGGAGGCCGAGCGATATACCAAGATTCTCGACGAGTCCGGGTACGTTTACGCGGCCATCAATTCCTACGGGGAAAAGGTCGTCAAAGTCCGGCCTGAAATCGCCCTCCGAAGGGAGGCCATGCGCCACGTCCATTCCCTGTTGGCCGAATTCGGTTTAACGGGGGCATCCGCGCAGAAGATCGGGAAGCCCAAGGAGAAAAAACAGAAGAACGAGTTCTCGGTGTTCTGATGGGCGGCGCGGATTGGATAAACAGCCTGCCGACAATATCGGGCGGTGATCAGCCACGTCAACGGGTAAAAAGAGAGAGGCCCATCGAGGTCCTGAAAAAGGACGCCCTGAAGCGGATTGTCAAAAACGACCAGATCCACTTCCTGAAGGCGAAGGCGCTTTCCGACCTGTGTGTCAAACCACTCCCGAACGAGCAGTACCGGATCATCACGGAGAAACAGTTCAACGCCTATGCCCTGATCCTGCACCTCCTCGAAACCGAGGAAATCGACGAGATGTACCTGGCGATATACCGGATCAACGAGCCCACCGTCGCCAGTATCATCGATTTTATCGAGGCCCGAAAGATCAAACAGGCGACGTTCATCATCTCGAGTTTTTTCAATCAGACAAAAAAGCCGGAGCGGTGGGCGCTGCATCTCCGTGGATATTGCGACCAGAGCCCGTACTGTAAGCATGTCTACACGCACAACCATTCCAAGGTTTTAGCGGTCAAAACGGAATCCGGCAACCACTATGTTTTCGAGGGATCGGGCAACATGCCGGACAACGCCCGAATCGAACAGTACGTCTACGAGAACAACCGGGAGGTTTTTCTCTTCCACAAAGACTGGATGACGGACCTCGTATCAGGGGGCGACTCATGACCTACGCGGATGTTGCCCTCAAATACTGCCGGGATGTCGTATCGGGGAAAATAGACGCCTGTAAATACGTCAAACTCTCCTGCCAACGCCACCTGGACGACCTCGTAAAATCAAAAAGCCGCAATTTCCCGTATCGATTTGACGAGGAAAAAGCGAATCGGCGCTGTCTGTTCTCCGAGTTGCTCCCTCACGTCAAGGGGAAGTGGGCCGGGGAGAAGATCAAATTGGAGCCCCACCAGGTATTTATTCAGTGCTCCATCTGGGGGTGGGTCAAGAAAAAGGACGGGAAGAGGCGTTACAGCCGGGCATATGTTTGCATCCCCCGAAAAAATGGGAAGAGCGTGGAAGCGGCTACCTCGGGCCTGTACATGCTGGCCGCCGACGGTGAAAATGGTGCCGAAATCTATTCCGGCGCGACCTCGGAAAAACAAGCCCTCGAAGTTTTTCGTCCGGCATGGCAGATGGCGAACAACACGCCGAACCTCCAGGGGACATTCCATCTATCACTTTCTGGTAACCCCAAAAACCCGACGAGTATCTACCGGCTGGAGGATATGTCGCGATTTGAACCCCTGATCGGCAAGCCGGGCGACGGCGCAAGCCCTCATTGTGCGATCATCGACGAATACCACGAGCATAAGACCAGCGATCAATACGACACGATGGACACCGGCATGGGGGCCCGTGAGCAACCCCTCCTGTACGTCATCACGACCGCAGGGACGGACACGTCATCACCCTGCTATGACCTGCACCTCAAGGCAATCAAAGTCCTGGAAGGCACGCTTGAGGATGAATCCCTATTTACCATCATCTACACGATCGATCCCGAGGACGATTACAAAGATTTTTCCGTCTGGAAAAAGGCGAACCCGAATTACGGCGTGTCGATCATCCCGGATTACCTGGAGCGCAAATACCGCGAGACGATGACGGATGCGTCGAAGCAGAACATCAACCTCTGCAAGCACTTGAACGTCTGGACCAACGCCGGTGTTGCCTGGATGAACATGGCTAAATGGTCGGCCTGTTGCGATCCGTCGCTCAGGATCGAGGATTTCCGAGGAAAGCCGTGTTACATCGCCCTCGACCTCGCATCTAAAATCGACATCTGCGCCGTCGTGACACTTTTTGAGCATGATCGCGGGTGGGTCTGTTTTGGCCGATATTACCTCCCGGAGGAAACCGTCCAGCTGGGCGGGAACGAGCATTACGATAAGTGGGTCAAGGAGGGTCGGATTATCGCCACGCCTGGGGGGATGACGGATCTGCGCTATATCGAGGACGATATTGGAGAAATCAATTCCGTGCATCCCATTACGGAGCTGGCCTACGATCCCCGCGAGGCATCGTACCTGATTAACAGCATCCGGGAGTGGGCCTCGTTTGAATGCATCGAGATCACCCAGGGGCCGGCGCTCATGTCCGAGCCGATGAAGGAGCTCGAGGGCTGGATTTACAGCCAAAAACTGTGGCACAGCGGCGACCCTGTTATGACCTGGATGATGGGGAACGTGATTAAAAAGCAGGGCAAAGGGTCGGGGCCGGTAAAATACTACTACCCGACCAAGGAGAAAAACGAGGCCAAAATTGACGGGCCCGTCGCCCTGATTATGGCAGTCAGCCGGGCAATGCTCCATCAGGATGAGCGGAGCATCTATGACGACCTGACCGAAGACGAAATGCGCGAAAGGATGGCACTATGAGTGAACTGCCAAACAAAGCCCTTCTCCGGCCCGACGAGGCTGCCGAGTATTACGGCGTAGCGCGGGCGACTATCTACAAATGGGTTTTTGAGGGGAAGATCGAGGCCGTCAAGCTGGGCGAAAAAACGATCAGAATTCCGAGGGAGGCGATACTTGCCTTCCCTCGGGCAGTTAACGAATAGTTTCGTCGCGTACAATCTCCGCAACCTCATCCGCGACCAGACCCCCGAAAGCGACCTCCAGGCAACGCCTGTAATGATTTCTGAGGGCCCGCATGACATCCTCCCCCGTGTAGTTCCCTGTGGCGGCATCAGCAGGATCGACACCGCCGCAGTTAACCAACAGGGCATCAACGTCCATCAGGGCGATTTCCTCAACCCTGCGTCTATTGGCCTTTTCCTTCATCGTTCGCCCCCACATACCGAGTGATAAGCTCCAGGATCACCGTATTCATGGCCTTCCCTTCCGCAGCGGCCTTCGATTTGAGCGCCCGGCGTACCGATTCGGGCACATTACGTATGATGGTCGTCACAGTTATTTCACACTTAAACTGTCCATTACGTCTACCTGTTAGCCGACATTTCCAAATCTTCCTGTCATAATCCCCTCATGAAGATGATTAACCGGATCGCAACCGCCGCATCCCGCGTCGTCGCCCTGCTCAGGGTAATCGACATTCGGGACATCCTCGTTTTTGGCGGCCTCGGGTTGCTCGGGTATGGCCTCTGGTTATTGCGCCCGTGGATGGGGTTTGCTGTGACGGGGGCTGTGTTGATGGGGATCGGCTACCTGATGAGGGATGAGTAGATGGGCATCGTGTCACGCATGATTCAGCCTCGGGCGATGGCCTCCACAGATATAGACGGCGCGATCCGTTCGTTTTTTGGCGGCGCACACTCCACCGCATCTGGCGTTTCCGTTTCGCACGATACGGCAATGAGACAGGCTACCGTGTATTCCTGCATCAACGTTCTGTCCCGCACCATCGGCCAGTTACCGTGCCACCTGATGCAGCAGGACGGCAAAATTCGCAAAAAGGCCCTCGACCATCCCCTATATCCCATCCTCCACGACATGCCCAACGAGTGGATGACCGCGCCCGAGTTTTGGGGCATGGCCATTAATCACCTCACGCTGCGGGGGAATTTTTACGCCCTTAAAAACAGGCCGCGCGGATTGAGCGGCAATATCCGGGAGTTGATACCGCTGGCCCCCGGAGCGGTGCAGGACGTCAAGCAAGATAAAAATTTCAAGCTGACATACCGCTGCCAGTTCCCGGATGGAGGCATTTACGACATTCCGGGATCGGAAATCATGCACGTGCGAGGGATGACGATTGATGGGTATCGGGGAGTTTCTCCGATTGCCTATATCCGGGAGTGCATCGGCCTCGCTCAGGCTACGGAGGAATTTGGCGCTCGTTATTTCGGCAGCGGGACACACCCCGGAATGATCGTTGAGCATCCCGGAACGCTGAAAGATCCGGCGAAGCTCCGCGATGCCCTGGGGGCGACCTACTCCGGGTTGGGGAAAACGCACCGCCTGATGCTCCTAGAAGAGGGGATGAAGGCGCACCCGATCGCGATCAACCCGGAAGATTCGCAGTTCCTGGAAACACGGAAATTCCAAAAGTCCGAGATCGTGGACATTTTTTTCGGGATGCCCTTGACCGTCATGAATCCCGGCGAAAGCACCCCCACCTACGCCAGCGCAGAACAATTCAGCATCGGATTTATCGTCTACGCCCTCATGCCGTGGATCGTATCCACGGAAAAGGCCATCTACCGGGACCTCCTCCAGTCGGATGAAAGGTCTACCTACTACGCAAAATTCCGGGCGGAAGGTCTGCAAAGAGGATCTTTTCGGGATCAGATGGAGGGATTTGCCAAGGCCATCGACAAGGAAATTATGAACCCGAACGAGTGCAGGGAGCTCTTGGACCTCAACCCCTACGAGGGCGGCGACGAGTACAGGACCAGAACATCAACGGTGAAACAGGGCAGCAATGAACCACAAAAGGGGTCTGAGAAATATTGATTTTCATATCTGTTGGTCATTGAAAAACCTGCAACCTATGGAATCAAAACGAAATAAAAGCAAAGGGGCGAAGCTAACAGAACCATTTCAACCATCCCTTGCTATTGGGGGGAAGCAATGAACCTAAAGTACAGAAATAAACATGGAGCCGAAGCAACGGCCCGGTTTTGGGGCAAGACTCTCGACAAAAAGGATTGGTACAAAGTCGAGGCGCTTTCCGATGATGAGGCCGAGGTTCTCATTTATGACATTATCGGCTGGCCCTTCAATGATGCCGGCGATCTTGTCCGCGCTCTTGCCGAGATGAAGCAGAAAACCATCACCGTCAGGATCAATAGCCCGGGTGGTGACGTGTTCGATGCCATGGCGATATTCAACGCCCTGCAGTCCCACAAATCGAAGGTAGTCACCCGGATTGAGTCTCTTGCGGCCTCCGCCGCCTCAGTTATCGCACTCGCGGGCAAGGAAGTACAGGCATACAAGAACGCCATGGTCATGATTCATGAGCCGTGGATCTATACAGCCGGCAATCAATACGACCTCCGGGAAATGGCTGACATTCTGGAGAAGATCAGCGGCAACATGATCGACATCTATTCCGGCAATTCCTCAGTAGGCAAGAAAGAAGCCAAGCAGATGATGAAAGATGAAACGTGGTTGACCGCCAAAGAGGCCAAAGAAAAAGGCTTCATCGACACCATCATCGACGGCAAGGCGGCAAAGGCACAGTTTGACCTTTCCATGTACGCCAATGTCCCCGATGGATTGGAGGGAATGCAGGAAGGACGAGAACTTACAGAACGAGAAATGGAGCGTGCCCTGCGGGATGCGGGCGGAAGTCGCTCTTTTGCTAAAGCGGCAGTATCGCGAATGAAACAGCCTCTGCGGGATGTTGAGGTCAAGTCGGAGTTGGAAAAATTGATCTCAAAAATCACGGGAGGCAAAAAAGATGGATTTAGAACTCAAGGGAACCATTGAGAAACTGGGCAGTGCGTTTGAGCAATTCAAGGCGGAGAACGACGCCCGAATCAAGGAGATTGAGGCAAAAGGCGGCGCTGATCCGTTGCTGACGGAGAAAGTGGACAAAATCAACGCGGAAATCAGCAAGCTCACCGAAATGAAGAATCGGCTCGAAACGCTCGAAACCGTTGTCGGGCGGCGCGGATTGGGCGGCGGGATGGCGGCGGACAACAAAGAAACGAAAATCAAGGCATTCAACCACCTGATGCGGCGGGGTGACATTAACGGCATTAAAGACATTGATGTCCAAGCTTCCGCCTCGACCCTGTCCGATCCCGACGGCGGCTTCTTGGTGCCGGAGGAGGTCGAGGCTCAGATTGATCGCGTCGCCCAGTCTGTTTCGGCCATGCGGCGAATCAGCACCGTGAGAAGCATCTCTACCGACACGTACAAAAAGCTCGTGAGTCAGGGCGGTGCAACATCCGGGTGGGTCGCCGAAAAGGGCGCACGAAGTGAAACCTCCACTCCCACGCTGACTGAAATCGCAATCAACGCCAAGGAAATCTACGCGATGCCTTACGCCACGCAGACCCTGCTCGACGACAGCCGGGTTGATATTGGCGCATGGCTGGCGGACGAGGTTTCGGTGGAGTTTAACGAGCAGGAGAGTAGGTCGTTCATTTCCGGCGATGGCGTAGGCCAGCCGAAGGGGATCGCGGCTTATACCATGTTTGCGAATGCTTCTTATTCCTGGGGCAAGGTCGGGTATATCGCGGGCGGCCATGCCTCTCTTTTGAATAACCTCGATAAGCTGATTGATGTCCAGCACGCTCTCAAGCCGGTTTATCGCAACGGTGCTTCATGGCTCATGAATGATGCTACGGTTGGAGTTGTCCGAAAGTTCAAGGATGGCGATGGAAATTACGTTTGGCGTCCGGGGCTGCTCGAAGGCGCTCCCGATACCCTG